ATTGTTTTGATTCTAGAATACCATTAACAAATGCAGAAGGACAAGATGGGTCTGCAACACAATCAACAGCAACAAGTCTAAATTCTGTTACTCTATTTATACCGTTTGACTCTTCTGTTAATTTACCTAGAGCTCTGGAAGACATTCCAATTTTTACACCATCGTTTATTAACGATCTAACGATCATACCAGTGGGTGTAGACAAGACCTTTGATTTACCATAATAGGTGTTACCTTCTTTTCTCAAATCCACAACCATGTGACAAGCTCTCTCAAGGTCTACTTCAGCTTTTGTTGGATGGTTTAACTCACCCATAGCTCTTTTTGTTTTAACCATTTCACTGATATAGCGGTTTACTTCTCTGTCCATCTCTCTCTCACTGTAAACACGTTTATTTTTATTAATTTGTTCACACTGCATGTATGGACCTGTAATAAAAAGATTTGAAGGTTTGTTATTATTTTGCTCTTCAACAATATAATTAAATTCTTCCTCAGGTGCCGGTTGCTCGACGAGTAATCTTAATGCCATAATATTATTTATTGTAACTATATGTATTTTCTAATATTTAGTTGGTGTTCGGTTAAAATAGTAAATTCAAAACCTCTTTGCTGACACCACTTTTTTGCGCTCTCCCATTTTGCTATATTCCTCATATAATTTAATTGTTCGTATATTAACGATTTAGGCACTCTGTTGTGTTTTGTCAACCTATTAACTGGCTTTATAGTTTGTTTATAGGGCTTAACCTCTACTAAAAATTTTTTAATACCTGTTGGGGTCTTTAATTTTATAACTGCATCAACGATATAATTATGCATCTTATTATCTATAGGGCTAAGATATGGTATTACTATGCTTTCAGAACCCCATTCTAAAACTTCTGGGTTGTTGTCACAAAATCTAAAAAGTTTAAGTTCCCATGAGCTCAAATATCTCGGGTAATCTCTACCCTTGTATTTTTCCTTGTTTTGAGGAATATAAATACCTTGTTTAAATCTGCTATTCTTTTTAAGAAGTTTCATTAACCCTTTACCCCTAATGCTAATAGCTCTCTAGCCGCTGATTCAATATCAACAAATTTTACATTGTTGTTGACATCATTGTTGTTGGAGCTCACAGGGTCAATGGAATTGAATATATCATTAATTTTACCAAAAACTTCCTTTTGAAGCTCCAAGTTTTTTTTGTCTCTTTCAATTATCATTAGCCAACAAAAAACATCACAGGGTCAGCGCCACCCATTCCTGGAGATGCGCCAGTGTAGAGCATATTTTCTAAAGACTCTTTCTCTTTTAATCCCTGTTGTAATATGTCATTATAATTTATCTGACCACCACCAAAAAGTCCAACCCCAGTTATTTTACCCCGTATATTACCGACAGCTATTTTAGTTAATGCTAACGCATATTGATACACCCAAGGCTCTTTTATGATATCTAATACCGGTCTTTCTACATAGCAAGTCAATACTCCCCAGAACTGAGAAGTGGAACCTTGTTTAGGTTGTGGGTTCATTCTAAGATATTGAGTTCTCTCATCAAACATAATACCTCGTCTTAGCGCTAAAACTTTTTCTCTTGTATCCAGCCAATTTTTTAAAACTGTCCATGAAATTAAATCAAAACCATAATTGCCCATAGAGTAAGAGAAATATGTTTGTTGTGCCAAAGATTGTTCAATAGTAAACAATGTATTAACTCCCGTTGATGACCCTTCCTCAAAATCTAAAACCGATACCACTTTTCTATAGTCCTTAACCAAGTAATCGTAACTGTTTAATACAGAAATTTCGCTAGGATCTTCTGGGTTAAATACTTGATATACATAAGGCCTTTCTGGCTCACCAATAATCATTTTTCCTAACGTGTATAATGATCTAATATCCTCTGGTACGTTTTTTACTTTTATCTGACTATTAAAATCCCGTGATGTGGAAAATAAAACATCTAACCTTATGCCTTTGTCTTTTTCATACAAATCGGAGTTAAAAATAAGATATTCGTTTGTGTAACCAGCCCACCTGGTGTACATCTCACATGCTATCGCTATATTCTCATTCAATTGGTCTTGATGAATTTCTATGTTTATCATAGGAGCACCAAGAGTTCTGCATATTCTCTGACCTAGTCTATTGTAGCTATCAACAACATTTCTTAAATTGGTCGAATAAAATGCTGAAGTGGGTAAAGATGTTGAACAATCCATCATACAATTACTTATCTATAAAACTCAAACTTATCCTTCAAATATATATTCATTTCCAACAATTCTCTTGTGTTGAATCCTTTGTTGTACATGTAAAAATCCAACAGTCTTATACCATTGCAATACATATTATTAGTTTCTGGATTTTTACCCATTATAAAATTAAAACTAGAAACTGAGTCCAGATTGGCCAAGCTACTGTTAAATGTACTTGCATTGTCTATTAATACTCTATTAGACCTACCAGGTATGGTTGATCCAAATGTAGTTGAAATAATATAAAGTCTATTTGCAGACAAAGTTGCAACTGGTCTGGTCATTTGAGTTGTGTTGTATAAAAATTGATTCTTAAGAAATAGACCATACCCTCTTGCTGTGTTGGGTGGTGTATAAAATTCACCCAACCACCATACAATAGAACTGCTAGCAAAAGTGTTGGTAGTGCTTATGACTGTGAATGTAGTAAAAGGTTTAAAGAATCTTATATTACTTAAAACGTCCAATTGAGTGTTTAAAGTCATGAATTTACCGTTGGATAACTCTACACCTCTAAGATTCTGTGTAGCAAAAAGATTAGGTGCATTAGCAATATTATATTGAAATAATTTTTTACCATCATCGGTGTTAGAAAAGAATGATGTTAACGGCTTTGATGCAGTGGGGGTAGCTGTTGATTCCCATGTTTTTATTGTGGGGTAAGATGCCACAGGCCATGCAGGCGGGGTCATGCCATCCAATCCTATGCCTATGGGGTATATAGGATTTCGTACATCATTAGTTACATTACCTGTAACATCAAATTCATATTTCAATTCACCTGGGTTGGAAGTAGTTACAGTCCAACTACCAACACTAGGTATTAAATTAGGGGCAGGTAAATGAGTAGCCGTAAATAAATCGATACCACATCTTAATCCTCCAGGCACAGGTATGGATATCATCTCAAAACCAGACAATCTATTATCCCACGGGTAGAAAATACTCCTGCCACATAAAACTTCAAAACCAGCAGAAACATATTGTAAATAAGTACCATCTGATCTAAAGCTGTTTATTCTGGGTCTGTCCAATTCATTCTGTATAACAGGTTCACCAGGGTTGTACGAAGTTACCACAGTGGTGCCTAGATTCCAACTCAAATAGAAATCAATGGTGGGTCCATTTTCTGAATTTATTAATGCATTATCAAAAGCGTTAAACCATAACAATTTGTTTGGTATTGTTATGGGCAATTGGGGTCTAAAAAATGCCTCTATTGTGTTGTCTTCTTGAACTCTGATGAATGGAACTGAACATGTTCTTTCATTTAAAAAGGTATAGGGTATAGACACACTGTTAACTCTTACTGGCTGTATATCTATTTTATTACCATTAACAAAAACACTGTCTATGTCTCTGTCTTTACCAGAGTAAATCTGCAACTCATACGCGCTAGTACAAACAGCTACCTCTCTTATGTTAGCAGTCACCAGTTCATATGGTGGAGAAGGGTACGCACTAGTTATGATATCATCGATAATGGTTTCCGCGCCAGGAGAGCATATTAAATTTTGTGCAAATTTTCTCTCTTTAAAGTCACCAAAACTTGATAGGGTATTAACTATTCTGTCAAAAGAGCTAGTCAACGTAGGGTATAATGATAACTGTAAAGATGAGGGCCAACTAGCATTATACACAATACAGTTCATGTATTGAGAATTTGCGTTTAAAAATCTCATCTTAATACCAGAAGGTGGTGGTCCATCTACATATAAAGAAGTTGTCGCAGTAAATGTATTACTATAAAATTCAATATTAATACTATCATCTGCAGACTTTAAATATTCCGCAGGTTCTGGCGCTGGTAGACTGTGTGTAACATAAACAGGTGACCTGTTTCTACCTGTAGTAATATCTGTCATTTTTAACCCTAACCCTCTAAAATAAAGGTCTTTCACTGTAGGAACCCATATACTATACTGAGTTGCTTTACCCAACATCTTTTTACCATCACAGGTAAAATCAATCTTAGTAATTGAACTGGAGCTCAATCGCACTACATTAGTATTACTAGAAAAATAACTATTACCGGAAATAGTTTTAACTACCACACTATAAAATTTTTTATCAAAAAACATTTTCATGTTTTGCTCTGGACACCTATCAATATAAACCCACATTGTATATTTGCCCCCTTTTTTGAGATTTAAAACATCGCTAGCTGATAATATGTAATTACCCGTTAACGAAACATACACCGTTTGTGCCGATAAATCCCATGTTACTGTTCTGTTGCTTGTTTCTAATAATCTTACTGGTCTTGCCACTTTTTGACG